GTGTTCGCTAAATAAACCGTGTCACGCGGATGTTTTGCTGGAAATTGCGAACCGCACTTCCCCGCCAGAGCGCGAGAAAGAGTAGAGAGTTTCGAGGGGTAAACCGGATTTGCGTTAGGGGGCGTTTGGGAGCTATCGCCATTGGGAATCGAGGAGCGGATGATTAAGAACTACACCACGGAAGTATCCGAAGAAAAGACAGTAGGGGAAATAGTCGGGTTGCTCTCAGGGAAGGGAGCGCGTTCTGTTCGGATTGATTACGACGAGCAAAACCGTCCCAGTGCAGTCAGTTTCATTCTTCTCATCGAGAGCCTGCCCATTCCCTTTAAGTTGCCTTGCAATTTCGAGGGGGTGATGAAGGCGATTTCGCGCGAATTTGCGCGCCATTCTACGCGCTATCGGTGGGAGCGGAAGCCGAGTAGCATCGAACAATCGCGCCGCGTGGCATGGCGAATTATCAAGGACTGGGTGGCTGCACAGATGGCTCTGATTGAGGCGGAACAAGCGAATATGGCGCAAGTTTTCTTGCCCTATGCGATTCCCAATGAGAAAACACAGTTGAGCGTATACGACCAGTTCATGCAGCAGATTTTGAATCAGAAACAACTGGGCTACTCGGTTGCCAATGGCGATAGCAAAAGCGAAGGCACGTAGGCGGCCCGGTTTGCCCCAAGGGGAGCGCCACGCGGCGCGAAAGGAGAACGAGCCATGACCGGGAGCGCGAAGCGGAAGAGGGTGCAGCCATTGCTGCGCGGCTGGTGGATTTTCACAGCGAGTAACACGTATTTCTGCAAGATGACTGATCATCAGATTCCGCCACCGCGATTGGAAGGCGAGACGGCGCGAGTCGAATGGAGCGGCAAGTGTTGGCCGAAGCCCCGCCAGCCGGGAGCCGGGAAGGGAGCGAGGGGATGAAAGGTTTGGTTGTAGAAGTCCGGGTCACGATCGAGGAGGGAGATCCCAGTGAAATGTCCCCATTGCGGTAACGCAAAAAGCCGCGTAGGCGGAACGGTTAGACTCCACGATATGATCTTGCGCTACCGCACCTGCATAAAGTGCGGCCAAACCTTCCAAACGAAAGAAGTACTCCAAATACCCACTAATAGAGTAAAGCTGCCCGCAACCACTTGACTGGCAATTCAGCATCCCGCATTCTCCAATCCAGAACAGTTCACCCTTCGAGGACACGAACGGGCGAGTCGCTTCCCTCCTGACGTGACTCGCCCAGCCCCAAGAAGAGGTGACGCCTAACGCCGGGGGCACTTCCGGTGTCCGACAGGAAGCTACCGCCATCTCCCGAAAAACCCTCGTAGTCAACCCGGATCACAGCACGGCCTATATCTCCAAGACTGACGCAGTGCTGGAAGTGCGCGACGGCATTGCGGATTGGGATCACCCCCAGCGTCAATCTATCCTGTACCGTCGCCCAAAGCTCATGGTGGGCCATTCTGCGGCCGAGCTGGAGTTCCATGATGTGTGGCAGCTCAAAGCGTCCGGCGGCATTCCCGTTTGGCAGATGAGAACGCCATGACAGAGCGCCAGCGCACCTTCGCGCGTTTCTACGCGGCAGATCCCTTGGGCAATAAGACCCAGGCGGCTATAAAGGCTGGCTGCCCGGCTGTTTCCGCTCCCACAACGGCATATAAATGGCTGAAAAAGGCAGAAGTTCAAGCCGAAATCGCCCGTTTTCGGCAACAAACGGAAACAAAATTGGACATTTCGGCTGAGAAAGTAATCCAGAAGATAGCCGAAGTGGCATTTCTGGACATTCGGAAGCTCTTTGCCGGAGATGGTAGCTTAGTGCCAATAAAAGAGTTACCGGAGGAAGTCTCGGCGGCTGTGGCTGGAATTGAGCATGAAAAGCTCTTCGAGCATTTCGGCAAGGGCCAAGCCAAGCATGTGGGCACGACGACGAAGGTTAAGCTGTCTGATCGCCTGCGCGCCCTTGAGCTCCTTGGCCGGTGGCACAAACTAAAGCTCTTTGAAGAGAACATCACCGTCAAAGGTGATGAGGCATTGATTGCGGCTTTGGCGCAGGGGCGCAAGAGGCTAAGTGGCAGCGGTAGCTGAAAGTACCGAACTTGGTCTGGCTCGGCAGATCGGCGAGTTTTATGCGGACCCATTGGGGTTTGTGAAATTCGCCTATCCTTGGAGAGAGCCGGGCCCCCTTGAGGATTATGACGGACCCGATGCGTGGCAAGCCGAAGTGTTGGTGCAGATCGGCGAAGAAGTACGAAAGCGAAAATTCGACGGACATAGCCCTGTATCGCCCCTCCGCATGGCTACAGCTAGTGGGCACGGAATTGGGAAATCTGCACTCGTTGCGTGGCTTGTGGACTGGATTATGTCCACCAGGCCTTACGCGCAGGGCACAGTCACGGCCAACACCTATACCCAACTCAGTACCAAAACTTGGGCGCGGGTGAAGTTCTGGACCAAGCTGTGTATCACGTCCCACTGGTTCACGGTCAACAACGACAAGATGTATCGGAATGGCTATTCCGATAGCTGGTTCTGCACACCCCAGACGTGCGACAAAGACAATTCCGAAGCCTTCGCCGGCCAGCATGCGGCCAGCTCCACGTCGTTCTACATCCCCGATGAAGCGAGCGGCATTCCTGATGAGACGTGGGAGGTCATGGAAGGCGGCTTGACCGACGGCGAACCTATGATCTTCGCCTTTGGCAATCCCACCCGCAACGAAGGGAAGTTTCACCGGCTCGTGTTTGGCAGTGAACGCGGAACGTGGATTACCCGGTCCATTGATTCCCGCGACTGCAAGATGGCCAACAAGGAGCTTATCCGGGAATGGGTGGACCTCTACGGTGAGGATTCAGACTTCGTGCGTGTGCGCGTGCGCGGGCTGCCTCCGCGGGCCAGTGACGCGCAGTTCATTGATACCGAGCGCATTCTGCAGGCCCAAAAGAATCAGGCCGTAGTGATGCAGTCGGATTCGCTGATTGTGGGCGTAGACATGGCCTGGGGCGGATCGGACGATAACGTGATCCGCTTCCGCCGCGGCAATGATGCCCGCAGCATCAAGCCCATTCGCATCAAGGGTGAGTTCACGCGCAATCCAGACGTGATGGTGGGGCGCCTCAGCGACGTGCTCGTTACCGAATATGCGGGCAAGAAACCGGATTGGATGTTTGTGGATTCGGCGGGGATTGCCGGGCCTGTGGTAGCGAAGCTGATGGAAATGGGATTCAAGAACGTCTCGGAGATCAACTTCGGCGCCGATTCCCCGGATGCGAAATACGCCAACATGCGCTCATTCATGTGGGGGCGGATGAAGGATTGGCTGCCTCACGGGGCCATCGATTCGGTCCATCGCGGCGGCGTGAATTGCGACCACTGTCAGCTTGAAATGGACCTGACGGGCCCGGGCTATCGCCTGGACAAGAAGGTCCGCGTGGTGCTCGAATCCAAAGACGACATGAAAAAGCGGGACGTGGATTCGCCCGATGACGGGGATGCGCTGGCGCTCACGTTCGCTCGGCCGGTGTTGCCGAAGAGGGCTGAAATCAGCGAGCCGCCTCCGCGAGTGGGAACTTGGAGCTGACATGGCCAAACTGAAAACTGCAACGCGGAACAAGATTCCATCCAGCGAGTTTGGGTTGCCGGGAACACGCAAATATCCGATGCCGGATAAAAGCCATGCGGCTAACGCAAAAGCCCGCGCAACCCAAATGGTTAAGAAGGGCAAGCTCTCGGCTGCCTCTGCAGCGAAGATCCGGGCGAAGGCAAATAGGAAGCTGGGCGAATGATTTCCGGTGTGAGAACGACTGACCGAGCGGCGGCGGGCAGCACACGGGGCAGCGATGCCTCACGGGAAACCGTGTTACCTAAGAGCGGTCCACGTGGCCGTTCCCAGAAGAGCATCATGCCGGAATCCGCCGCGAAGTTGGAGGACTGAATGGCAAATTACGCAGAAGCTCTTGAGCACAACGCGCAGATGCGCAAGAAGTCGAAGAATGAACTCAGGGAAATTGTTCTGAAGAAGGCCACCAATGGCGGGGCAATCGCCGAACACCGCATGAGTCAATTCGACGGCAAAGAGCCGGTCCACGCCTTCGGCAAAGATGAAGGCCACATGCTGGCCGCGCATCTCGAAAAACACCTCGGAATAAAGATGCCGACAGAACTCCCGAGCGCGGAAGTGGCGGAAGAGGAAAGCTGATCCTTGGACGCGAAAGAAAAGCGCCAACTCGAAACCGAATTGCTGAAGATGGGCCTCCCCGGCCTGCAGCAGAGCGGCGCGCCAACAGGCGAACTCGTGCAGGAAATTGCCGGAATCGTGAATATGTGGCCTGGCCACTATAACCGGCATGGCGAGTGGATCGACAAACATAAATTTCTCCGGGATCTGCTCTCGGAGTGCGATGAGTCGCAGCGCTCCGACATGTATTGGTCCATTGTTCCCCATCTGACCTTCAAGGTAAGACCGCTTGGCCACTATGAATCACTGATCGCCGAACGAATCGGCAACCTCATCAGTAAACGGGCGGCGCGCGTCGAGGGGAAGGCTCCTCATCCAATCGAGATTGGTTTGCGCAAGGTTCTGCCGGCCGAGGCCACCCACGTTATCGCCAAACTCAAGTGCTACAAGTGCAAGCGAGCGCAGGAATTTGTGGGCGACACTCCCGCGGGAGCGATGATCGCCGGTCGCAAAGCAGGCTGGATGCGCGACATGACCGTTCAGAAGGAAGTATGCCCGAACTGCAAAAGCAAAATCGTCAATTAAGCTGCGAATGCAACTGGAACGCGGCGACTCTTTGGGGCGCGACGTACGACCAAGCGCTGGCGCAGTTCACGACGGCTTTGCAGTTCGCCGGAGCAAAGCTGATCTGCTATGACTTGCCGGGGAAGGGAATTCTGCTGGTGAGTTGGAAGAAAACGAATGCCAACTGAGCATTTCAAATCCAAAGAGGCCTACCGCAAGAATATGGCCTATCGGCACATGCACGGCATTCCGTTCACCGCGAAAAATGTCGTAGTCGGCGGCAAAGAGCATGCGGTGAAGCATAGCAAAACGGGCGAGCGGGCCAACATTGACGCCGCACAGCGCCGCAAGACCGAGACCGCGAAATACACCGGCTCCGCTTCCAGCTATAAACATTCCCGGCCTGTCCGCAAAGTCGTGAGACGCAATTTTCATGCCCGACCCTGAAGCCTCGAAAAACACAGGAACGAAGGAACAAGATCGCCTCGCGCATATCCGCAGCGAGTTTGTCTATTTTCGCTCCTATTGGCGCGAAAACTACGATGAAGGCGCGAAGGACATGGACTGCATGGCGGGTATTCCTCCGAAGGAATTCTCCGATGACCGCGGAAGCCGCCCCTGCATCTGGCCCGACGAAACCAGCCAATACATCAAGCAGGCGAACAACAATCTCCGTCAGAACAAACGCAGCATCAACATCTCCCCACGTTCCGAGGACGCTGAGGATAAAGACGCGGAGCATCGCCAAGCATACATTCGCGGAATCGAGTACGCCTCCAAGGCTCAGTCGGTCTATAGCACGGTTTTTGAATCCTGCACGGAATGCGGATTTGGATTTGCGCGTCTCAAGCTGATCGTTACCGGCCCAAAGGGCGAGCAGGAACCGCGTATTTGCCGCATCCCGAATTGGTCCACCGTTTATCTTGACCCCGACGCGATGGAGGCTGATTATTCCGATCAGAACGGATGCTTCGTTCTGGAGTCCATGCGGGAAAGCGTATTCAAACGCAAATTCCCCAAGGCGAAAAAGCAGAGCTTCACGAGCGAGGATCGCCAAGTTGCCCCGGACTGGCTGCAGGGCGACAGTATTGTTGTGGCCGAGTATTGGTCCCGCGAGGAAATTGACGCGAAAAACGGCGAGAAAAAATACAAAGTGAAACAGGAAATCATCAACGGCGTGGAAATCCTCGAAGAAAGCGAATGGATTGGTTCGTGGATTCCGATTCTTCCGATGCTCGGCGAAGAAATCTACATCAAGAGCGGGGGGCAATCGAAGCGCCGCATCATGTCCATGATCCGGCGAGGCCGCCCAGCACAGCACATGATGGCCTACATTGCGAGCCAGGAGCAGGAAGAGTTCTCAATGGCGCCGCGCGCCCCTTACATGGGCTGGAAAGGTACATTCAACCCGGAGCAGCACAAGAACCTGCATAAAGATCCCCGCGGCTATGTGGAATTCACCGTTCCGATCGACTGGGAATTCCAGACGATGGGACCGCCGCAATTGCCACAGCGGCAACCTTATGAACCCCAGATTCAAGCCTATGAGATGGCTTATGAGCGCTGGAGGCGCAGCCATCAGGCGGCTATTGCGGGGAATCCACTTCCGACTGATGCGCAGAAAGTCAACGAGAAGTCGGGTATTGCACTTGAGAAGATTCAGGATGCGGGCGCAACCGGGGCCTTCCACTTCACGGATAACTTCGTCCGATTCCTTCACAACAGCGGCCTGCAAATCAATGAACTGATTACGAAGCTAGCGGAACTGGATTCTCTGCCGGAACATATTCTCGGGCGAAACAAGAAAGATGAGGATGTGCGCATCAAGGTGGTGAAAGATGGATTTGTTCCGCCGGAGAGTTCCGAGCAGTTGCCGGAAGCGAATTATTTCTTCGCGCATCGCGGGCAGTTTGAGGTCTCGATCGGCGACGGTCCCAGCTATCAGTCCCAGCGCGAGGAAGGCGCAGCATTCGCCGACAAGATTTGGGAAATCGCATCGGAGCTTCAATTGCCCGCGCCTGTGACGATGAAGCTGCTTGCGCTGGCCACACGGCTGAAGAATGTCGGGGCGCTGGGAGATGAGATCGCGGAACTGCTATCGCCGCCCGATCAGAACAATCTGCCCCCGCAGGCGCAGGCTGCCATTGCGCAACTTCAAGGCCAGTTGCAGCAAGCGATGGCTGAAATTCAACAGATGCGTCTGGAGAAGATGGGCAAGCTGATCGAGATGCAGGCCAAGAGTGCGCTTGCGGATAAGGAATTTGTCACGCGGATGTCGGAAGCTGACAAGGACCGCGAGACGAAGTTGGCTGTCGCTGAAATTACCACGAAGGCCCAGAACATTTCCGAGCGCATCGCGGCGGTTGAGGACCTGATGCAGCAATTCCACGCGCAGGCGCACGAGCTGGCGATGCTGATGCAGGGCCACAAGCATGCGCAGGAACTCGCCGCGCAGAGCGCCGCTACCGCCTCGCAGGCCCAAGCCGCAGACCAGGCCCATGAAACCGGCATGGCCGCTGCGGGACAAGCGCATGAAAGCGCAATGGCAGTAGCGCAGCCGGAAGCCGCCGCAGGTGGCGAATGATTTTGAGGAGCAAACCGATATGCCAGTAGACGAAAAAATAGTTGTGGACCCGTCGGCCGCAACGGCAGTCGCAGATGGGTGGGATGAAAACGGGACTCCCATCGTCACGAAAAAGCCCGAACCGCCGAAGCCAAAAGAGGAACCGGCAGCCTCTGACCCGCCGAAAGTGGCGAAACCCGAGGATAAACCTGCGGAACCGGGAGCCGCGAAGCAGGAGCCAAAACCAAAGGCCAAGCCCAGTGCAGAGGAGAGGATTTCCCAGTTAACAGCGGAACGCAAGGCCGCTGAGGATCGCGCAAAAGACCTTGAAGAGAGACTTCGCAAACTCGAATCGGCAGCGCAGCCGGCTTCGAAGGTCGAACCAGCCAAGCCCAAAGAACCTCCCAAGCGTCCCAATCCGTTCACCTGGAAGGGCACGCAAGAGGAATTCGACAAGGCGATGGATGACTATGAGCAGTACCGCGATTCTCAGGTCGCCGCGCGCACGCGCCAAGAGCAGCAGCAGCAGGAAGCGAATAAGGCGATGGCGGATCTGCTGAAACAGGCCGTTGCTAAGCATCCTGACGCCGAGGAGAAGATCAAAACAGCTACGTCCGAACTCATGTCGAAGGCTCCGGTGTTTATCCAATCCTTCGTCAACGATTCGGAGCAGTTGACCGAACTTCTCTACACGCTCGCCGATCCCCCGACGCTCAACAATTTACTCGAAACGGCGAAAACCAATCCGGGTAAAGCATTGCGCGTGCTGCGGGACATGGAACTGGACATCCAGAAAGCTCTCGCTGCGGCGAAAGAAGAACCAAAGCCCAAGGTTGAAGCGCCTGAACCGAAACCGCGTGCTCCCAAGCCTCCAACGGAAGTTGGCGGGCGCGGAAGCGCAACAGAGGACGCAGGGGTAGCCGCTGCGAAAGACGGCAATTTCAGCGCCTTCGAGGCCGAACAGCGGCGGAAGCATTTCTCCCGCGCATCCTGAACCTTTAACCCAAATAGCGACTATTGGAGGACGCTAACCGTTGGCTAACAATTTTGCAGTAACCAATTGGGTCTCCATGAAGATCCTCTGGTTCTTGAAAAACTCTCTCGAAGTTGCGGAGATGTTTAACTCGGAATGGGAGGACGAATTCAAGAAGAAGTTTCCAGTAGGCTCCCAGGCGCAGATTAAGCTCCCGCAGGAGTGGCTCGTTACAACCGGCCTGGCATACCAGGAACAGGGTATCCAGCGCCGGGTGACGACCATCAACCTCGACCAGATCAAGGGCGTCCATTTCGGATGGGATTCTTACGAGAAACTCGTCAAAATGGAGCGCAGCGAAAAAGAACTGGACGAAGCCTACCATCGCCCGGCCGGTCTGCAGCTCGCGCAGCAAGTGGATTCGGATGCGGCGAATTGGGCACGGCTCTGGACCAACAACGTCGTCGGAAGCCTGGGAACGGATTCCACGACCCTTGACTTCGCGTTGGCCGCGGATCAGGTGCTGTTCAACTTGGCCTGCATGGCCGATGGTGACCGCCATCTGATTATCAGTTCGAGTCTGATGCGGTCCTACGTCAAGAACAATGTCACGCAGTTCAACCCCCAGAAAGACATCAGCGATATGTTTCGGATCGGTGTGCTCGGCAACGCGGCGGGATGGAAGTGGTTCCGCAGCAATTCGTTGTTCGTGCATACCATCGGAACCTTCCCGACTCACGGCGTCACCGTCACAGGTGCGGGCCAGTCGGGATCTTCGCTCATCGTCACGGGGACGAATGGCGACACCATCCAGCCCGGCGACAAGTTCACAATCGCCAGCGTGAACTCGGTCAACCCGCGCACGCGCATCAAGACTCCGCTCGGTCTAAAGCAGTTCGTTTATACCGGCGGCGCGGCATTCACCTTCACTGGCGGCAACGACACCATTCCCATCAGCCCACCAATCTTCCCTCCAGGGAGCCAGTATCAGAACGTGGATGCTCTCCCAGGGAACGGCGCGGCGCTGACGGCATGGCCTGGAACCACGAGCCCATCCGGCGTCTCGGGGACGGCCAGCTTGGCACTCAGCAAGTACGCATTCTTGAAAGCGTTCGGGAAGTTTGAAAACCCGGACGCGGTTGAGCATGCGGAAGAAGCTGTGGACCCGGAGACCGGCGCAAGCCTGTCGTTTGTCGTGGCCTACGACCAGTACAACCGCAAGATCACCAACCGCTTCGACATCTGCTACGGATTCGGCAATGCTTACTCCGATGCGGGCGCCGTATGCGTGGCGGGAGCATAACCATGACCATGAAAAAACTGACACTTCTGTTCGCTATTTCGCTGGGGCTTGCCTCCGTTGCAAGCTCTCAGACGCTGCTCACCACAACCACGCTATCCGCTGCTCTCCAGGGCGCTGGTTCCGTAAACGGTGCCACGCCAACGGGGAATACCAGCATCCTTACGGTGGCGTCGGCGACAGGAATTTCCGCGCCGACTCCCAACACCTCGCTCACCAGCGGGCTAACCAGCACGTCGGATGCGCAGAGTTACCTCTACATTGACCGGGAGCTGATGCAGGTAAAAGCCGTCTCTGGTACGACAATCACCGTGATTCGCGGTGTATCTGGAACCGGCGCATCCTCTCACGCATCGGGCGCGATTGTATTCATTGTGCCCGCCGCGGCATTTGGTTCTTGGTCCGGCACTGGCTTTGCTGCTGCCGCGCAAGGCCCATCTGTGCCGCAGGGTAGTTGCACGCGAAGCAACGAACCGTACTTGCCGCGCATCGACTTCAGTTCGGGATCAATTTCCGACTGTTTGGGTGGCCAATGGGTTAACGGCGATGCGGCGCAAACCACCCGCACCGTCAACTTCCAACTGCAGCTCCCCAACACGGGAGCAACCGCCTATACCTCCGCCGGAACGTCCACCACGAAGGCCGCGAATACGATGTACTGCACGGAAGTCAATCTTCCGTACTCGAAATATGCGACTGGTCTGGCGGTGCTGAACGGAGCGTCCACCGGAACCGACAAGATGATCTCCGTCTTGTATGACTCCGGCGGGAACCTGTTGGCAAATTCGGCGGTTGCGGGCACTGTGGCTTCTGGCAGCAGCACTTATCAGAAGCGCGCGTTCATCACGCCTTATTACATGGTGGGACCGGCGCAGTATTTCGCCTGCGTGCAGGGCGACTCTGGCACCACCGCAACGCTCAACCTGCTGGTAACCGGCACGGCGGACGTGTATCTGACGCAATCGTATGGCAGCCAGACGTTTGGCACCATCCCTGCGACGATCACGCCACCCACCACATTCACCACGGCCAAGGGCCCCCTGTTCTTCATCTACTAACCATCCAGCGCGGGCGTGGCTTCGGCTGCGCCCGCTTTCAAAAGAGAGGAAAAATGGCAAAGCCAATCGTAATTGCTGACGGAGCCACGATCAGTGCGGGTGAAGTCGAGCGTGTTGAGGCGGCTCTCAAGGATTTGGCGGAGAAGAAGATTGACGCGCCGCGCGACATCACGCTGACGGCCACGCTGCACGTCCATCACGAATTCCCGAAGTTGCTCTATAAGGGCAAGGAATCGCGTTCCGTGGCCGACAAGGATCAGGAAGCGGCTGCGGCGGCTGCTGGTTTCGGTCCCTACGATCACGAAGCGTTCACCGCGAAGGAGGCGTGATGGGTTTCGCAATCCATGAAGAAGCCGTCAAAAAGCAGATGAACTGGAACGTGCGCGCCCCTCAGGAGCAGGTTCCCGACCCGCTGCCGCCTGAATTCCGCGGAACGTCCGGCGGCGGTTTGCCCGTCAAGCAGATCCCGCACATGGAGTATCCCCGCGTGGTCTACATGCACCCCAACGAACCGTTTCAAGAGATCGAGCATCGCAACGACCGGTTTGAAGTCGTGAGCACGGACATTGTTCCAACCGAGCATCTGACCAAGGTTGTGAACAACGAAGCGGAACTCAAGGCTGCGCTGGAAGAGGGATGGGTGAAGGAACCCTACATTCCCAAGCCGGCGCCGTCCGCAACTTCCAGCCTGTACGGCCCAAAGAAGAAAGTCGCCAAAGTCATCTAAGTGACCGTAACCTTCTCGAATACCAACAACGCCGCATCTCCGCTGGCCTCGGACATTATGCAGGGGGCCTTAGAAGAGATCGGCGTTTTGGCCGAAGGCGAGAAGATTTCAAACGCCGAGCTCTCCGTTGCCCTGCCACGTTTGCAGCGATGGATCGACCAGGTAAACGCTCGGCGGGAGCTAATCTTCTCCATCGCCTTTCTCCAATTCACGCTGACTCCCAATCATGCCCCGCATACCATTGGGCCGAATGGAGATTTCAGCATCCCGCTGCGGCCGGTGAAGATCATTGGCGCAAACTTCATCCTCAGCGCTACCAGCACGAATCCCGTGGACTCACCCGAGATTCTCATCAAGGATGCGGACTGGTGGAATGCCAATCCGGTGAAGTCGCTGCAATCCTCCATCGTGACGCACCTTTACTACGACCCCTCGGTTCCGCTCGGCACCCTGAACTTCTGGCCAATCTGCAATGTTGCGAATCCTGTTCGCTTGGAAATGTGGAACTCCATCGCGCAGCCGATCAGTTCGCAGAGCAAGTTGGCGCTGCCCCCGGGCTATTGGGATGCGACCGTGTTGAGTTTGGCGCGGAAACTATGTCCCGTGTTCAATAAGCCGTTCTCGGCCGACCTCAAAGAAATGTGGAACCACGCGATGCGGATTATCGAAGCGAATAACGCGGAGCCACCCCGCATTGAGACGGATATTGGGACGCCGAACAGCCGCAAGGGTGGCCGGCCAGATTTCAACTTCCTGACTGGATTGAGGGAATAGTTGCGCTTTGGATTGTGCGGTCCAGCCTATCGCAGCCTGTCACTCAGCGCCGACGCACAGGTTTGCATGAACCTTCAGTTAGAAGCCATCGAAAGTGGCCTCGGGAAATCCGCCTCGGCGCTGTATCGCACCCCGGGCTTGGCGCTGCTTTACAATCTCGGGCAGGTGCCTGTCCGAGGGAACGGCCTGTTAACCGCGCAGGGGCGTACATTCGCCGTTGTGGGGATGCAATTCATTGAACTCCTCGCGCCAACGCTTAATCCCAACTTCACTATCTGGGCCAATAACATCGTCAGCGACGGCAACGCAGTTTATATGGCCGCGAACCAGACCCAAGTGGTTATCGTCAGCGCGGGATATATGTACGTGTTCACGCTGGCCACGAACATCCTGACGCAGGTGGAGCCCTATAACAATGCGACCGGGCTCGGATTACTGGGAACTCCGGCGATGGTGCGATATGCGGACGGTTATGGTTTTGCGCTAATCGCCAATTCCAATCAAATCCAAGCGTCAAATCTGAACGATTTCACGACGTGGCAGGGCGTTTCTTTCACCGTAGCGTCGGTTTTTCCCGACAACATCCTTTCGATATTCGAGAATCAACGCTTGCTTTGGGTATTCGGCCCGAACGCGATCCAGCCCTACTATGATGCGGGAGATTTCCCGTTCCCTTACGATGTGATTCAAGGTGCGAAGATCGAGCAGGGAATTGCGGCGCCAGCCTCCCCCGTCAAGGCGGACAATAGCATTTTCTGGATGGGACGCGACGAGCGCGGGCAGGGAATCTTCTGGCGGGCTAATGGGTACACCCCGCAGCGCGTCTCGACTCACGCGATGGAATACGAATGGAGCACTTACCCTACCATCGCGGACCTCGTGACCTATGCGTATCAGGATCGCGGCCATACTGTGGTGCAGTTGAATTTCCCGACCGCGCAAAAAACGTGGTGCTACGACATCGCTACCGGGACGTGGTTTCAGAAAGGCTTCTGGAACACGCAACGCGGGATGTTCACCATGCACCGTGCCTTCTGCCACACGTTCAACTTCGGAATGCACTTGGTTGGCGACCCGACAACCGGAGCCGTCTATCAGCAGTCCGAAACGTATTTGAACGACTTCGGCAATCGGATTCGACGCCTGCGCCGCGCCCCGCACATTTCCAAGGAACAAAGCCGCGTCTATCACTATGAGCTGCAGGTGGACGTTGAGAGCGGACTCGGCCCGCAGTTCCCCGGAAAAGCACTGCC